GACCCTGATCGACATGCTATGGTTAAAGAGTCTCGTAAGGCTAAAGCCTTACAGAACACTGACAACTCACCCGAGCGGTTGAAAGTGAAACACTCAATTAAGACTCGGAAACTTACTAAACTTAAACGAGGTTTTTATGAAATTTGAAATGATCGCTGTTTATGATTCAAAAGTTAAAATCTACGGTCGCCCGCTTTTTTTGCCAACTCTTGATATGGTTGATCGTTACGCTCAGCGCGTCCTTGCTGATGCTGACTCTGATATTGCTCGTTGGCCTGCTGATTATACTCTTTTCCACCTCGGTACTTATGATGATTCTGATGGTTCTATTGAACTACTCAGTACTCCCCATTCACTGCTTCGTTTTCATGAAGTGCGCCTGAATCTTGCTGAGGTTGCTTCTAATGTCGTCTGAAGTAATGAATATGATAGTAGCTGCTAATCTTGATCACGAGCGCTCTATGCTTCTTTCACAGTGTGACCTTGTAGATCAGTCTATGCCTGCTATTGAACAATTACTGTTTTATACTTATCTTTCTCATTGCGCTAAGCGTTTTATTAAAGATCGGTCTGAAACTTAATCCACCCGCCCCCGAAAGGGGGCATTTTCTAGGAGCTTAAACTATGCGTTCTGTAATGAATCACGATTTTTCAAAGATCCCTTCTGTTGATATTCCCCGCTCTGCTTTTGAGCGGTCTCACGGTCTCAAGACTACTTTCAATTCTGGCTACCTTGTACCTATTTTCCTTGACGAAGCTTTACCTGGTGATACGTTCAATCTGAATGCCCATGGCTTTGTTCGTATGGCTACGCCTCTATTTCCTGTTATGGATAACCTCCATCTCGAAACTTTCTTCTTCTTTGTTCCCAAACGTCTGCTTTGGGATAACTTTCAACGTATGATGGGTGAACAAGATAATCCGGATGATTCTGTTGATTTCGAAATTCCCGTTCTTACTGCTGCCGATTCCAATCCGGCTACCTCTTTCCAATTCGGTTCCCAGTCTATTTATGATTATTACGGTCTCCCCACTCTGGTTAATGTTCGCGAAACTGATAACATCAATGCGCTCCCTTTGCGTGCTTATAACCTCATTTGGAACCAGTGGTTCCGTGATCAAAACCTTCAAGATTCTGTCCCGTTTGTTAAAACGGATGGTCCAGATCCATATGATGACTACACGCTGTTACGTCGTGGGAAGCGTCATGATTATTTTACTTCTTGCCTTCCATGGCCTCAGAAGGGTGCTGATGTAACCCTTCCTCTTGGTACCTCTGCCCCAATTCTTGGTATCGGTAAAGAGAACCAGACTTATACTGCTGGCACACAAGCCGTCTATGAGTCTGATGGTACTGCTTCTACTTACGCCAATTTTGCCCAGTTTGATACTGGTGGTGCTGGTAAATTCTTTGTCGAAGGTACTGCTGCTGCTTCTGGTTACCCAAATATTCGTGCTGACCTTTCTGCTGCTACTGCTGCTACCATTTCTCAATTCCGTGAAGCTCTTCAGTTGCAAGTTCTTTACGAACGTGATGCTCGTGGCGGTACTCGTTATACTGAAATTATCCGTTCACATTTCGGCGTAGTCTCTGACGATGCTCGTCTCCAGCGTCCTGAATACCTGGGCGGTGGTTCTGCTCGTATCAACATCAATCCTATCGCTGCTACTGCTAACACTGCTAATGGTTCTGTTGGCTATCCTGTCGGTGCTCTCGGTGGTATGGCTGTTGGTACTTTTAACCAACATGGTTTTACAAAGTCTTTTACTGAACATGGTTATGTAATTGGCTTTGCAAATATTCGTGCTGATCTTACTTATCAACAAGGCCTCAACAAACTCTGGTCTCGTCGTGATAAGCTCGACTTCTACTGGCCTGCTCTTGCTCAACTTGGTGAGCAAGTTGTTTATAACAAGGAAATTTTCTTTCAAGGCATCGCTGCTGGTACTGATGATGAAGGTGCCTTTGGTTACCAAGAGCGTTATGCAGAGTATCGTTACAAGCCTTCTCAGATTACTGGCTTCTACCGTTCCAATGCTGTCGCTCCTCTTGATGCTTGGCACTTCTCTCAAGAATTCGCTAATCTTCCTGTTCTCGGTGATACGTTCATTCAGGATAATCCCCCTGTCGATCGCGTTCTCGCTGTAGCTCAAACTGCTGATACTCCTCAATTCATCGGTGATTTCTATTTTGATTTCCGCGCAGTTCGCCCGATGCCGTTGTACGGTGTACCTGCTTCTCTGGGTCGTTTCTAATGTCTTGGTTCGAAGCTGCTGGTAATTTTCTCTCTTCTGCTCAAGGCCAGGCTGGTATGGCCTTGGGTGGTAAGGTCTATTCTTCGTGGCAATCTCGTGAGAATTTCAAAGATCAATCTCACTTTGCTGAAGAAATGAGTAATACTTCTATCACTCGTCGCGTTCAGGATTTATTACGTGCTGGTCTTAATCCTATACTCGCCGCTCAGGATGGTGCATCTACTCCACAAACACAATTCGGTCAAGTTGGTGATTTCACTGATGTCGCTAACTCTGTACAAAGTGCTTCTCGCCTCACAAAGGAGCGTGAATTGATACAGGCTCAAATTGATAACCTCACCGCTCAAACTGATGCCACTCGTCAGAATGCTAATAAGTCTGTTCAAGAAACTCTTGGTGTTCAAATCGAGAATGAAACAAAGACCGCTAACCTTAAATTATTGGCTGAAGATTTGTTACTTCGTCGCGCCCAACTTGAGGCTCTCGAAACAACTACCCAGTCAAATAAGTATGGTCAAGTCCGTCAAGGTCTCGAAGCTGATCTTTATTCCAAGTATCCTTGGTTGCTTAATGTTGAAAAAGGCGCTGATGTTATTGATAAGGCCGCTCAAATTATTAAGCCCGGTACAGTTATTCGTGATGTTATTGGTGATAAAGCTCCAAAATACGAACGCAAGGATTCTAAGTCTTGGCGTTCTTCTGATCCTGTTGATCGTTCAGATCAACGTAAACCCCCCGCTCGTCATAGAAGGTAATCATTATGTCTAAACATGCTATTTGCTTCAAAAATTCACCGCGTATTACTGAGCAACATCACATTTCCAAGTGTGATATTCGGCGTATTGTTAAATCTGCCAACAAAACTGGCATGATTGACCACTATGCTTCTGGTGCTGCTTATCAAGATATGCTTGATATTCCCGATTTCAAATCGGCTATGGATCGTATTGCACAGGCTAAGTCTACCTTCGCTGGCATGCCAGCGAAGATCCGTTCTAAGTTCCAGAACGATCCGGCTCGTTTTGTCGAGTATTGCCTTTCTGAGGCTACTCCTAACGAAGCTCTCGTTAAGCTCGGCTTGGCTCATCCTGTTTTCAAGCCTGATCCTACAACTGAGGCAAAGCCTGAGGCCTGAAATCCTTTCAGGCTGAAGGATTTGCCCTAGGGTGGCGGTGTCACTACCGCCCCCCTTTTCTTTTGGCTATACTGCCAATTTTAGCCCTTCTGGCTCACCCGCACCTCGGCGGGTTTTTTTATGCCCGTTTTCGGGCTATGCAGGAACAATTATCTACTTGATGTAATTGTTCCTGCTGACACCAACGGGGTATTTTCCCCTTGTGTCCTCCCTCTTATATCCTTACAATTCTTATTGTTATTATTTAATTATTTCGCGTGCGTTTTTCGCGCGTGTTATGTATTATTTATTTACTACGGGTTGATACCTAGTTATTTATGGAATACATTCAAGTTATTATTTTTATCGCTCAGATCATTGTTCTAGCCACTGGAGGCTGCCCCCATGATGAAACGCCAAAAAGTTCCTCGCAAGAAGTCTCAGAAGTCGTTCCACAAGTCAGCCAAGAGCCGCCATCCGTTCAATGCTCCGATGGCTGCTAAATTCGCGCTCCGCGGTGGAATCCGGATGTAATTTGCCCACATGGGCTGTTATTTCCCTCTCGACGCTTGGCAACGTAAAGCGGGCTGCAAGCCCGTTTTTAAGTTTAAGCCCGGCTACACCAAGCTTCAGTTACCTTGTGGTCGCTGTATTGGCTGCCGTCTTGAGCGCTCTCGTCAATGGGCTATGCGCTGTGTACATGAATCTTCCCTTCATGATCAAAATTGCTTTTTAACTCTCACTTTCGCTGATAACCCTGTTTCCTTGCGCAAGTCAGTCTTCCAGAAGTTTATGAAACGTCTGCGCAAGGCTATAGATCCTGTCAAAATCAAATACTTCATGTGTGGTGAATATGGTGAACAATTTGACCGTCCTCATTTCCATGCTTGTATATTTGGTTGGTCTCCCCCTGATCTTGAACTGCTTTCTTCAAAGAATGGCATTCTTCTCTACAAGTCCGAGTTTCTCTCTAAGGTCTGGGGTCATGGTTTCGTTACTGTTGGCGATGTTACTTTTGAGTCCGCTGCTTATGTGGCTCGCTATGTGATGAAGAAAATCACTGGTGACTCTGCCCAGGAGCATTATGAGTATGTCGATGAAACTGGTGAAGTTATTGATCGTCTCCCTGAATACTGCTGTATGTCTCGCCGTCCTGCTATCGCTGCTGAATGGTATGACATTTACCTTAACGACTTATAAAATGTCGTTATT